GTTCATAAATCACATCGCCAGGTTCGCTATTGTTCAGCATCGGGCGGCGCATGCATTCCACCGGCTTCTGCGTGCCATGCACCGTCGCCATATCCTCATCGCCGGCGCCGATCGGCCAGAGCGTCGTCTGATCGCGCGCACCCTGCCAATGACCGGTGGCGCCCTTTCGGACGCCATAAATGCACGGCTCATGCTGCCAATGATAATCGCCACGCCCGAGCACCAGGCGCGGCTTGGCCCAGACGATCTGGCTGCGCACGACAAAACCCGCCGCTTCCAGGCTTTCGATCACCGTGCGCGCATGCACGCCGGCGTGCCAGATGTAAGCAACATCGCCGGGGAACAGCGCCCAAGCCTCGCGCCAATCGGCGCGGTCATCATTGGCAACCTTACCGGTGCGCGCGGTGGAGGAGACGCCAGCCTCGTTGCGCCAGGCGGGATCATAGCCAACCCCATAGGGCGGGTCGCTCACCATCAAATGCGGCTTTGCGCCACCGAGCAGGCGGAGAACATCGGCGCGATTGGTGGCGTCGCCACACAATAGCCGGTGGCGACCAAGGCGCCAGAGATCACCAGGGCGCGTGACTGGCTGCGCCGGAGGTTCCTGCGCCGCTGCGTCGGGATCACCTTGCGCGGGCGCGTCACCATTGGCGCCGATGCTGGCCAGCAAATCCTCGAGCGCTTCGCTGGAGAACCCCAGCACCTCCAAATCCACCGTGCCCTCATCACGGATGCGCGCGATCTCTGCCGCCAGCAGCGCCTCGTCCCATCCGGAATTGAGCGCGATCTGATTATCCGCCAATCGCAGTGCGCGCGCCTGGGCGTCAGTCAGATGCGCCAGCCGAATAGCAGGCACGCTGGCCATGCCGAGCCGCTTGGCGGCCATGACGCGGCCGTGCCCCGCCACCAGTACGCCCGCAGTATCCACCAGTACCGGGTTCACAAAGCCGAACTCAGCAATCGAGGAGGCAATCTGCGCCACCTGCGCCGGGGAATGCGTGCGCGCATTTTCGGCATAGGGCACCAGCGCGGCGACCGGCAGCGAGACAACGGCAAGCTCAGGCTGCATGGGCAACCTCCGCCCGCGCTGCTGCTACCGCGTCGTAATCGCGCCCATCGCCCGCCAGCGTCACCGACTGATCCGGATACAGCATCCGCCAGCGTGCAATCGCCAAATCCACATAGGCGGGCGCCAATTCAATGCCGCGCACAATCCGGCCCGTGCGTTCGCCCGCGATAATGGTACTGCCGCTGCCAGCGAAGGGCTCAAATACCATTTCGCTCGTGTCGGTGTAGGCGCGCATCAGAAAGTCAGGCAGCGCGACCGGAAACACTGCAGGGTGTTCGGTCTCAATGCCGCGTCCCTTGTGGCGGGTGATGCGCAGCACCGCGTCAGGAATGCGCATCTCCTGCACGGGCTGGCCGATATGCGTATACGCCTTCACCTCGCCATCGGCGGCACGCAGCCCGCTGCCCTTATTCGGCGTGCCTGCCCATTTGCAGGGGATAATCTTGTTCGCCTGCCGCGCCATGCGGTTGAAGTGAAACACCAACTCAAACGCCGGGGCCAAACGCCCGTTCCAGTCACCCGGCAATCCCGGCCCCTGGTCCCAGGTGTAGAGGCCAAAGCGACGCCAGCCCCGCGTGCGCATCCATTCCATCCAGGTTTGCCAATAGGGCTGCCATTCATTCTCGCGATGGATCAGGCCGAGATTGACCAGCGCCTGGCCATCGGGCCGCAGCACCGCGTCCAGATGCTGAAACACGCCCTGCATCAGCGCATCCCAATCGGAAACGCCGCCGGTCGTATAGGCGCGTTGGTTGCCGTAGGGCGGCGAGGTGAACAGCATCGCCGCGCGATCGCTTTCCATGACGCGCGCCACCGCTGCCGCATCGGTGCTGTCGCCGCACAGCAGCCGATGCGCGCCCAGCAGCCACAAATCGCCGGGGCGAGAGACCGCCTGGCGCGGTGCCTCCGGCTCTGCATCGGCGGGATCGTCAGCATCCTCGCCAATCGCCGGCGCGGAAGGGTTCTCGGCGGTGTCCGCGGGCAGGGCTTCGGGCGCATCGCCGTCGGACACGGCATCTCCAGCCGCCGCGAGGATGCCCGCAAGTTCATCCGCCGAGAAACCAAGCGCTGCGAGGTCAATTTCCGCCGCCTGCACGCTCGCCAACGCATCCCGCAGCAGCGCCTGGTCCCATGTGGCGTTCTCTGCGATGCGATTATCGGCAAGCCGCAGCGCTTCCTTTTGCGCGGGTGCGAGGTGCTTCAGCACAATCACCGGCACCTTCGCGATGCCGAGCGCTTCCGCCGCCGCCAGCCGACCATGCCCCGCAATCAGCAAGCCATCCTCATCCACCAGGAGCGGGTTGGTGAAGCCGAAGGCCTGCATGCTGGCCATGATCTGCGCGAGCTGCGCCGCGTCATGCACGCGCGCATTGCCGGCATGCGGGCGCAGCGAGGCAATCGCGCGGAGTTGGATCCGCTCGGCCATCCAGGGAAGCGTCATTGGGGGGATATCCGGGAAGGGTGAGGCGCTGCTGAGGGCGCCGATAGGTGCAAACCAGGTGCAAACCTGAGGGGCCGAGGTTTGCGGCTAAGTTATTGAAAGGGCGGGGCTATGGTGCAAACTGCAACCCATGTTTTCGGCCTGGCGCTAGCGATGTCGAGCGCGAATGCCCCCCGCATACAAATTGCGCGGGAAGGAACCATGAGCTCAAAAGCCACAGTGGCCTGGGAGCCACGAGCGGCAGCCGCAATTCAACGACTATCGAAAGATTACCCGATGTGAGTTTCAGACATCAACACGACATTCTTTCGCTTCACTTCCTTCTTTCCGCCTTCTTTGGTCGGAAAAGGCTGATAACATCGTCGCATGAGCAAACCGCCGAATCGCAGCACGAGTCGCGTCCAGCGGTTCGGCAACAAAGACACCGCGAAGAAGCAGAGCGTGGTCGTCGACTATCTGGCCGCGTACCTCCATGTCATGTCTAAACAGCCTTTTCATCTGGCCTACGTCGATGCCTTCGCTGGGTGCGGGGCCCGTATTGACGCGGCTGATCAGAAGACAGCTCAATCTGGTTTCGCATTTGAAGCGCCGGCCTCGCAGCCAAAGGCTGGTACGGCTCTAGAAGCTCTACGATTGAAGCCGGGTTTTCATCGATACGTCTTTGGAGACTTGAACGCCCGCCACCTCGAGGCGCTCGGACAGCGCATCTCCGAAGCACGCGATGCTGGCGAGGTTCTTCCGGAAACAATTCTTCTGCCCGTAGATGCTAATGAACTCGTACGCCGAGAGTGCGAGTGGCTAGCAGGCAACAGAAATCGGCGGGCGGTTATGTTCCTCGATCCATACGGGATGCAGGTAGAATGGGGTACACTCCAAACTATCGCCGCATGTCCTCAAATTGATCTTTGGTTGTTGCTTCCAACAGGGATCGCGATCAACCGGCTTCTACCTTGGAAACGTGCGCAGCACCCCAAGTGGGCCGAAAGAATGGATGCATTCTATGGCTCTCAGGATTGGCGTGATGCTCTCACAACCACTGAAAGGGACTTGCTGGGTGTCGAGCATCAACTGCGATCTTCGGATCTAGAAGGTATCGTTCGCTTCACGATGGATCGCCTAGGATCACTGTTCGGGGGAGGCCTCTATCCGCGCGCCCTCAGCCTCAAGTCTGGTCGCCATCAGGCCTATCATCTCGTATTTGCCAGCTCATCAAAGCGAAATCAGGTCTGGGAAATCTCGCATAAGATCGCCGGCCATCTGATGCGAAAAGCTCAAGCGGGCAGCTGATCCCACGTCTCGCCGTCAAGGTGCCGGCCGGCAGCCTTCTTCGTGACTCGAACCAGTGGCGTTCCGCCAAGAGTGCGTGCCCCGGATGTGAGTTCAGGTGCCGGAACCCAATTGCCCCACTGCTTGAAATGGAATGGCACTCGTGCGTCCACACACTGGTCACGGAGCGCCCGAAACCATTCTGGGTTAGACGGGCGGGCACGAGGCCCGCTCTCGCCGCCGGCGATGACCCAATGGATGTGGGGTTTCAACCACGCAGATAACTGCAACCGTCCGAGAAGGGGCTCGCAGGAGAGAAAGCGAACGTGCGCTGGCACTGCGGCCAGCTGAGGGAGACGCCGTTCAGCCCATGCCTGCGTTTCCACTGTGGTCCCCAGCCATACATTTTTCGGCCAGTCTTTGCCCCATGGCGCCAGGGCGGCCGCGCGATCTGGGCGTTTAGTGAGGAGCAGCCAATCGAGCCAAGGCGTTTCGTTTATCAGCGCTGCCAGCTTGGCACGCCATTCGTCGAGTTCGCGCCGATCTTCGAAGACGTCGGCCATGCTGGCGCAAAAAACGCGGCTTCGACGTCCGCTGGACTCCGCCTCGCGATTCCAACGCTTCGGCTCGGCCCAGTGCGCGTCGCCGAAGAATCGGCGCGGAGCTTTCGCTCCCCATACAGCCGCGCCTACTCGCTTCGCCCACGCCTCTGCATAGCAATGCTTGCAAGCCGGCGACACCTTCACACATCCCCACCAGGGATTGAAGGTATGATCTGTCCACTCGATACTGCTATTCTTGGCCAACTGCCTACCCTCGCGATTCGCTATGTTTATAGTCTGTTCTCATTTTTTCCTAGCGTAGTTTCGTGGCCTTTTGTGGCTTGATCCCACGCACCAGACCGTAGTGGCCGGCCAGCACGCTCAGCGCAGCCACCAGCATACCCTGCGCCTGCGTCGCCGGCACTGTCCGACCGCCCCAGCCCTGCCGCATCGCCCATTCCCGGACCGAGCACTCCAGGCCGACGACGTGCCAGACACAACTCCCGGCGGCGCTGTCCGAGCCGCCGAGCATCTCCATGGCGGATGCCACCCTGTCCCTGGCCGCGATCTGCTGTTCTGTGATGCAGTCGCCTCCGCCGCCTACAATCCGGATCATCGGCATGGCACGCAGGCCGTCCAGCATGGCGGCGCGGAACTGCCGACGGAACATCCCGCCGGCCTCAAACATTTCGGCGGTGATGGTGCCATTGGCCTGCATGGCGCCCAGCGTGTCCACGGCGCGGCGATGTGCGACCGGCACGCCAGTCTCGGGATCCGCCTCGCGGATCGGCGGCGTGAAATCGCCATGCTGGAGGCGCCAATGGGACGGGCCCATCGTCTCCGGCGTCTTGGTGCGTTTCTGCTTGCGCTTAGCGGCCATGGTTCTTCTCCTGCTGCCGAGGCCCCCAACGGCGCACGGCTTCGTTCTGGACCGCCTGGCGCAGCCAGGGGTCGGTAATGTCATCGATCGCGAGTGAGACCACTCCCTGCTGCTGCCAGACGCGGCGGCGGAGTGCTTCCATCTCGGGTGTTGTGGTGGGGCTGCGCGTACCGCGGTTCAGGGACGAGCGCGGCGGCGCCGGAGAGCCTGGGAGGGTCATGTCGGCATCAACAGGCTGTCAAACGACTGAGGCCGTTCCTTGCCCTCCAGAACGGCTTCTGCGAGGGCCTCGTAGAC